ACATTAAGAGTACTCATCTAAACCACACTCCAAGTTTCACCAGATCCAACGGTAACTGTTACACCTGAGTTTATCGTAATTGGACCGAAACTTCCAGCATTTTTACCATTTGTTATTGCATAACTTGTTGTAATTGTTTGATCATTCTCCCAAAACACTTGATTAGTTCCACCACCAGTTGCACCACCAGCCACACCCCAACTTAATGTTCCAGAAGTGTCTGTAGAAATAAGAGCATAGCCAGCTACAGCAGGGTTTGTCGTTGGCAAAGTAAGCGTTAGGTTAGCATCTAAAGCACTGGGAGATTTGACAGCAACATAATTCGTTCCATTACCTGTCTGCTCACTAAACCTAAGTTCTTTCTGGTTATTTACTGTCAAACCATTTTGATCTAAAAATGATATCTCAGCCTGGTTTGCAACTAAACCTATTTGGTTCGTTCCTTTTTTATAAAATCCTGTTCCAGTATCGCCAAAATGAAAAGATGGAGCAGATGTAGAGCCAGTAGATGTTCCTAATACACCTGTCATTACACCACCAGCTTTTAACAACATTCCTAAGTTTGTTTGGGTTATATTTCCAATAGTTGTAAAACTTCCTGTAGCAGTCTCGTCTGTACCATTAACAGCAGTGCATATTTTTAACTCATTAGTTGAAGTATCAATGTGTGGCTGAAAGGCAGCAAGATTTGCAATCCCTACAGGATTTCCACTATCTGAATTAATAGTTCTTAATGCAGTAAAAATTTGATTTAACTTAGTTCTTACCTGAAGACCCGTGCCATTTGCAGCATTGTAATTATTATTTTGTTCTGAGCCTTGTGAATCAACTCTTGCCATTTAACTAAAGACCTTTTCCATATCCTAACGCTTGGAATGAAAATTTCACATCTATTACTGCATCTGATGAATTTTTAAACACTATGGTAAATCCTGTACCTGATACATTACTTAAAACAAAATAATCACCAGAATCAAGATCATAAGGTGAAATACCGATTACAGGTAAAAAAGCAGTAGTTGACCCACCAATAGCACTTGTTCCTGTAAAAAATCTATTTGCAAAAGTAACATCTGTTGGTTGTATTACTCCATTAGAAATAGAATCACCAGATTGTATGGGTGTGCTTATAACATTACCTGATGAGATATATTTATTTTCTACTCTTGATGGTAAAGAAG